TGCCCCATCAGTTTCACAACTATCAAACTGAAGTAAATTTACTTTATTTTCAAAAACTTAAACCAAAAGAATTTATCACTCGTTTAAAATTACTAGATGAAAAAATTGATCAATTCTATCTTCCTAAGTTGAAAAAAATTAAAGAGAAAACAAAAAGGTATAATGATTATAGTTGTAGTTACGAATATAATATAGCATCTGAACTTGCATTACTTCTAATATATAATCAACCAGATTACACAGAGGATTACTTTCAATTTCTTAAGGAAAAGATGCATAGAATTTATCAAAAAAATAAAGCATTAGAAATTAATTGTTATTGATGAATTGAAAGGACAAAACAAATCTACTTGCTAATATTGAATCTTGCACATTCAATCATGGAAGTAAAGTATATCTTGTAAAAATATTTCAGTAGTAGGGAACTTCCGTAAAAAAACCGCCAATTAAGGCGGTTTTTTAAGTTGCTGATATATCAGCTAATTTTGGTAGGTATATCCAGACTCGAACTGGAGACCTCTACGATGTCAAGATTGCGCCCTAAACGATTCAAGCCATTGAATAATATTAAAATAGTGTCATTTTTAAGCATATAAAAACACACGAAAACTATAAAACTAATATCAATATAATCAGACCTTTACGAAACCATTCCCCTAAGGCCTGTGATATATTTTTTGTACACATTAATAGGAAGGACTCTACGGAGTATCTATAAATAATGGCTCTACGGAATAAATGGTGGAAAGCTTAATAACTTTCCACTGGTTAATCCGTATAGCCAATTTTGCAGCACATCTATTCAAATAACTTTACTGCCTCCACCCTGCAGCTATACCCAAGCGACTTATCAATAGCATGAGTCACTTGATCAATAATCCAGTTTCCGTTAATCCCTTCACGCACCTCGCTAATTTCCAAAGGCATTTCCGCAGAAAGTAGTGGATTACCTGGTAATGTCAGACTTAGGGTTTCTTCACCTCGCTTGGCTGAGTCCAACGCAGACTGCGCTGCAACTTGTGCACTCTTTTCATCTGAGTAACTATGTTTTAAACGGCGGATTGGTTCACCCTCACCCACTTTCACTTCATGACGCTTGGCATTCATGCGTTCATTCCAATAGGTAATTATAGTGCCCGCACTATCTTTAGAGCTTTGTGTCATACGCCAACTGCTCAAGTCCCAACGGGTTAAACTGACAGATGCTAAACCGCTTTCACCACGTTTTAAAAATAGCAACTTCCCACCTGCAGCTTTGCAGATCACATCGTAGCGTTTGGCCACACGCAGTAAAAAGTTAATGTCTGATTCATCTGATTGATCCATATGCGGTAGCGTTACTGACTTCAAACTATCACTGACTTTAGAAGTTAGGCCATGTTCACCAGCAATCTTTTTCACTACAGCATCAATGGTGGTTTCCTTTGGCCATGAACGTGTTTTTTGAGACATGATGGAAGACTTACCATCCTTGCTTTGGGTTTGAATGCTTGCACGTGCACGAATGTTCATCCGCTCTGGTGGACCTTCAAGCTCAATCTCATCCACAATGAATACACCCATCTTGATTAGATCGGCATCGTAGCCCATATACACTTCAAGCACCGCCCCCTTAGGTGGCAGGCTAATCGGCTGCTTTGGATCATCTGCCAAGATCATTTCGCACAGATCTGACTCGTACCCTGTTTTGTCCGTGACCTGAATAGACAGCAAAAAATTGGCAAGTACGGCGGTAATGTCGGCACCATTAGCCACAACACGAAAGCAAGGTTTTAATCCCATAGTTTTACCTGCTTATTGGAAATGACCGTAGATTGTTCTTGTTCAGGTAAGGTGATCATTAAGCCTTCAGGTAACACGGCACCATGGTCCGCCAAACCGACATTCAACTCTAAGATAGTTTCCACAATTCGGTTATTGGTATTGCCATAATACTTGTAGGCAATGTGATCCAGCACATCACCTTCTTTAGTCAGATACTCAGCCATGCTTATAATCCTAATGAATTTTTAACTTTAGAAAGCAACCCAAGCACAGATGCATTTTCAGATTCCTTGCGTAACGTAATGGTAAACTCCTGACGGCGTGGTACGCCAAAGCCTGCAAACTTGGTCTGCCCTTCATCTATCTGGGTAATACACCAGTAACCCTCAACCCGACCTGTGCCTGTAATCAGTAACAATGGCTCACCTCGAGCAGCGAGGGCGCGTAAATTATGCAATTGCCCTGTACCACCTTTAAATTCTGGAAAGACGATACCGGTTAAAGTCTGTGTATCCTCACCTGGTCCTAGATATTGTAGGTTATCCCAGCCACCATAAACTTCTTGTACTCCCCATTTATATTGCGTGCTGCGGTTCAGCTCTTGATAGGCTGCGGTATAAATCCCAAATTTAAATGACCCTAAACGCATCATAGTGAGGAATGAACCATAGATTTGACCATCCATTACTGACTGTACCCCCAATCTAAATTACTGCTGCGCTGAGCAACGGCAGTTTCTTGTCTCATCAGCTTTACTGCCTCTTGGGCTATTTGTTTTGGGTCTTGTCCTGGTGCAGCATGAATCGTGAATGAGTTAGTGAAGTTTTGTTGTGGTGCTACACGTTGTGATGGTGCTCGAGCAATAGTTGGTGGAACCTGAGTCGGTCTTGCAACGGTTGGTGGTAATGACTGAGAAGTAGGTCTATTCATTCGAGTTTCACCAATCTTAGGCATTGAAGGTTCGTTATCACCTTTCCACCAAGATTTCACCGAACCCCATACACCACCTACTTTTGAAGCGTTATTAATGATCCAGCTAAATCCATTAATCACAGCTTTTAATGGTGTAAGTACTAGGTTAATTGCACTCCCAACTATTTCACCAAAGGCCTTTCCTGCGCTTGTTGCTTTTTCAATGTCTTCTTTACTTGCATTTACTGGCTTTAATAAATCCTTAAACCAGTTAAATACTGTAGACACAGCTTTACTCACGATATCCCATGCTGCCCCAAGTAAAGGTGTAGATTGAATTAATCCGCTGACCGCAGATGTAAATGGCTCAATCCCTGCTTTTAACCCCTGCCAGAATCCTTGGAAAAATGCTTTGATGAAATCCCAATATTTATAAATGGCCATACCTGCACCAATCGCAATTGCAGCCACAGCACCCCATGGCGTGCGCAGTAAAGCTAAGCCAATTTGTTTAATCACAGTGCCAATCACACTAAAAGTCGTACGGATCATGGAACCTGATGTCGCAAATCTTGCAATCGCTTGTGCAGATCCACCCAGCACACCTTTAAGTTTACTTACAGCTCCACCAAAAATTAAAAATGGGGCTTTTAACACAGTAAATACTTTGCCTAAAGTCAGCCCTGAAGTGGAAAGCCGTGCAAAGCCGCTCACAATGCCAATAATCGGTGACTTAATGGCAAACAAGGCTAACTTAATCGCAAGTATCCCCACCTTAAATGCCATAAATCCAGCTGCAACTTTTACGATCGTACTGGTCAATTTTGGATTAGCTTCAGCCCAATCAACAAATGCAGCAACCACAGTTCCAACTTTTCCCATAATCTCATTCACAATAGGCAAAAGCACCGAACCAATAGCAACCCCTCCCCTTACGATTTTATTTTTAAAGGTTTTCCACTGCGCTTGGGTAGTTTCCATACGTGCTGCAAACTCTTTATCCATCGAGCCTTTAGCATCTTTACTATTTGCTAATTGGATCTGCCGCTCCAACTCTCCTCGATTTTCCTGTAATTTTGCAAATGTATCCCAATGTTCCGCACCAAACAGTGTTGCAATCGCATCTATTCGGCTTGCATTGTCACCTTTGGCAATTTCTGGCAAGGCATTGATTTTATCCATGACTTTAAAAATTGTACCCACCGCATCAGTTTGCATGCCAGCAGCAAGCTCATTAGTAGACATGCCAATTTCTTTAACCATTTGCTGAAAAGGTTTTGACTGTGTTTTTGCAGCCCCTAATTTAGAAAATACTGCATTTACAGCAGTACTGGCAGTTTCAGACTTTTCGCCCAAAGAAAGTAGCGTTGAACCCATGGCGGCTACGTTTTTATCAGAAATTTTAACCATGGATGCCGTACCACCGACACGTTGCATAAAGTCGATAATGTCGCCCCCTGCAGACAGTGCATTGTCATCTAGATAGTTAATGGTATCGGCTAATTCACTGATATTTTTGATCGGTCGCTTGTACATGTTAGCAATCTTGCCCATATCCTCGGCAAGTTGGTCATAAGGCAACTCAAAAGCAGTTCCCATTTTGACTACTTCTTTGGTATAGCCAATAATGTCATTTTTAGCGATTCCCATTTTCAAGCCAGAACCAGCCATTACAGCCAACTCATTATTGGTGACTGGCAAGGTATCTCCCAAGTGTAATATTTCCTTGCGCATATCGAAGAAATCTTGAGTCAGTTTACCTGAGCTATCCCGTGCACCGTCCAACTGCTTTGCTACTCCAAGCATTGCAGTTTCAAAATCTGCTGCCATTTTAATTGGTGCACCTATGGTAATGGTTGTAGCAATTGCCCCACCGATTTGTCCTTTGGCTTGTTCAAATTTTTCTCTGTTTTTAAGACGTGCAGACTCAACTTGATTTAGTCGTTCCTGTGCTTTGGTCAGTCGGTTAATTTCTGCTGTTACTGTGGAATATTTGGCGCGTAAGTTGTCTACGTTCTTACCCATGCCTCCAAAGGTTTGAATAGCATGGCTTAATTCAGTTTGATTTCTTTTAAGCTTATTAACTTCAGTCCCAATTTTTCCCAATTGAGATGTGGTCGAGCCAATCGCAGTTTTAAGACTACCTGCAACAGCTCCACCAATAGTAATGAGTGCATTAAGACGCTTATTTGCCATGACAACATCTGAAGGTTAGAGATGCTGTCATGTTGAATGGCTAAAGGGATTTTTTCATTATTCACTATTTCAGTGCTGTATATACGCTCCATAAAAAAAGCACCCTAAGGTGCTTTTCATTCATTGTATGGTCGCAAATTTAAGAACAAGCCCCTGCTTGCTTAGCCCCATAAGCCGCTTGGCTTCTTGTATATTTATCACCAGCATCAGATGAAAGTTGATTAATCAATCCTTGGCAAGAAAAACCTGACATATCAAGGTACTGTTTTGCAGATTTTACAGCTTGCTCATTCCAGTCAATGTTTAAACTATCTACAGCTACAGTTGCATCTTTCTTATCATAGTTATCTCCATAACTTGAAGATAGTTGATTTATTAGACCATCGCGAGAAAATCCAGAGAAGCTGATATATTGCTCAGCAGATCTAACCGCGTTAAGTTGTGGTCCTGTTAATTCTACGGCGGTGCTTACTTCCTCTTTCTCGGCTTTAACTTCAACTGGAGCAGCTTCCACTATACGTTGTTCAGGATCAGCTTTCTCCTGTTGGGCGGCAAGCTTTTCTTCTCTATCATTTTGTGCAGCAGCTTCCATCTCAGCTTTTTGTTTTGCTTTAGCCTCATCGGACATTGTTGCATTGAAAATGAACGATGAAATAATCATCCCCACAAAGAAAATTAAGAATGCTTTCATACGCGATTGCATCTTTACCCATTTTGGATTGATAAGCCCAATCACTATTAAAATAAAAAAAATGGCTATTCGGAATATCGTGTGTAATTGATTAAACCGTGTTATATTCTTATTACGGAATATCGTGTGGAATAAGTTTAATGAACATGGCTCAACATAAACTTTTTGGACTAGCAGAAAACAGAACTGACGTATGGGCAACCCCTCAAGATCTATTTGATAAAATCAACTCGGTTTTCAATTTTGATCTTGATGTTTGTGCTTTACCTGAAAATGCTAAGTGTAGTCGCTTCTTTACCCCAAATGATGATGGATTGAAGCAAGAATGGACGGGAACATGCTGGATGAACCCACCATACGGAAGAGAAATCATTGATTGGATTTCCAAAGCTGACTACACTGCTCAACAAGGGCATACCGTTGTAGCATTAGTTCCTGTGCGAACAGATGCCAGATGGTTTCAAGACTATTGTCTTGGGAGAGAAATACATTTTATAAGAGGACGATTGAAATTCGGCGGTTCTACATCAAATGCTCCATTTGGATGTTGTGTTGTGGTATTTAGACCGAGTTTGATCGATATAATTTGGTAATGACTGATATTTTAAGCTTGCCCAATTGGACTGTATTAAGCACCGAGGAAAGTGAAAACTTAATTATTAATGCTGAATACAATATACAGCCAAATACTTGCTTAAAATGCGGTTCTCCATCGTTTTACAAGCATGGCCCAAAGTCAGTGACGTATCGTGATAGTCCTGTTCGAGGCTTACCAGTTGTTATAAATGCGATCCTTAAAAGATACCGTTGCAAAGATTGTGGCGGAACGTTTATTCAGCCTGTAACAGATATTCATCCTGAAATGCGCATGACAGTGCGTTGTGTTAGATATATTCAATCACAATGCCTCAAAGATACTTTCACACGTATTGCTGAAAACATTGGTTGTGATGAGAAGTCTATTCGCTCAATAGCACATGAGTATATTAATTTTCTCACCACTAATTACAAGCCAGTACTACCAGAAATGGTTGGTATTGATGAAACCAAAATTGATGGCGAAATGCGCTTCATTATCACTGATATAGAAAAACGCAAACCCATTGATATGCTGGTAAACAGGGAAAAACCTACAATTTCAGATTATCTATGGAAACATAGAGATGATCCTGTTGAAGTTGTTGCAATGGATATGTGGACTGGTTACAAGTCAGTTGTAAATGCAGTTTATCCAAATGCAGTAATCGTTGTTGATAAATTCCATGTTGTTAGAATGGCAAACAAGGCTATGGATGACATTCGGGTAAGTTTATCCAAAGAACGTGTTAAAGCTATTGGGCGTGACTGGATGCGAAGAAAATCCCTACTTCGTATGCGTTACAAAAAATTGGATGAGAAAGGTAAATATAACGTAGATATGTGGCTTGAGAATGAGCCTGATATTGCTATAGCACATGGACTCAAAGAGCTTTTCTACTTGATCTATGAGATGCCTACTCGACAAGAAGCTGAAGAACTACTGGATGAATGGCTTGCTATTGTCCCACCAGAAATGAATAAGTCTAAAAAAGATTTCAAACCACTGGTAACGATATTTAAAGAGTGGCGCAATGAAATCCTTAACTACTTTGATTACCGTGTAACAAATGGCTATACAGAGGCATTAAATGGAGTTGCCAAAGTTATTAATCGTCAAGGACGTGGCTATAACTTTGAAACATTGAGAGCAAGATTGTTGTTTAATAAACATCATAAACCCCCTTATCCTCATTTGAGAATAGATCCAGATGAGGAGATGACAGGAAAAGAATTTAACGATTTACTTGAAAGTTTAATTCGCTGTGAGTGTTGTTTACGACTACTCACACCATTTGACTATTCGGTTATTTGTATTACTTGTACAGAGAGATTTCCACACTTGAAGCCTGATAGATACCCACCTTTACCAATTGAAGATTCCACACCTTATTCCGAATAGCCAAAAAAATTAGACTTAAAAAAGCAAATAAAAAATTCAAAGCACCCATATATAATCCTGTTCTTATCAAGTAAAGTGCCAACATCATAACAAAAAACAATCAAATTCATATACCAAATGAGAAAAAGCACCCTAAGGTGCTTTCTCTATTCTTTCGGTAATCCATCACACCACCATAACAACTCAGAAAGTCTCAACTTCTCGATTTCAAATTTAGACCATGAAGTATGTGAGGCTAGTGCAAGTACAAAGGAGCGGATGGCCTCTGCACTTAATCTGTAAAAAGTTTAAATGTTTCCTGTACTCGCCCATAGTTGCGCACAGTCATGGTCTTCACCTGTTCAGGAGAAATATTACATAAATTGGCAAACATGGTGACTTCTTGCATGGCTGAACCCATACCTTTAGCTTGCATTTCAGCGGCTAAAAGATCCTGAACCGTTGGCTCACGCATCACAATTTCAGAGACTTTAGCCCCATCAATATCTAAAGGTTTCGCAAGTGTGATTTTATAACCTTCAGCCACTTCACTAATATATTCTGGTAATTTTTGAGTCATTTTACATTCCTAAAGCTGAACGGATATCTGCTAGAACATCATTGCCGTTAATGATGCGCACCATGTTTTCCACATCAATTTCATGGACCACAGTGCCACCAATGGTTTTCTTGTAATAGGTTAAAGATAGGTCATATTTGTCTTTAGGCAATTCGCCTGCCTTGGCTGCACCACTAGAAATTTTGACGATTTTCCCTGTCATGTTATGCACTACTGCAGTTACGGTACCATCAAAACTTTCCATGGCTTCACGTACCGTAAACTGGGTTTTGCTGCCTTCTTTAATCCCAAACAAAGACAGTACATCTTTGCTATGCGAATTCAAGGTGAAGTCAGCAACAAGCTTTTCCATACCTGTGGTGATGTCGACTGGAGCATCCATTCCACCAGCACGGTATTCTTCGGTCTGCAGGGTCAACTCTGGCGGATTAAACTCATCTGTTTGCCCTGCATAGCCTTTACCATCAGCAAACAAGTTAAAATTCTTGCGAATATCCTTAGCAACACTCATACGTTACACCCCTTATGCAAAAATATCTTTAATGTAATCGTCCACAAGGTGCGAACGGAAAACGATGTGTTCTGCTGGATAAACTGGTGTGAAATCAAAGTCAAAATACACTTTGCCTGACTTAATCACGTCTGCAGCATTTAGTTCAGGATCCGCCCAACACTGCCCACCTAAAATTGCACCTTGATTAGTAAGATATCGCAGATAGGAATTTACACCTTCCACTACATCATTTACGTAATTCTTGGTAATGCCGCGATCTACTGCCCAAAGGTGAGCCGCTTTTAGAGACTCATCAATCATATCAGCAGTACGCACCACGCAAAGGAATTGCCATTTACTATCACTAGATAAAGTACGGTTGCCCCACAGTCGATAACCGTCTTGGCGAATAATGGTATTTACGTTCTTTTCGTTGAGTAGGTTCGCTCGGCTGCTGGTATCACCCATGGCAAAATCAATTGCTCGAGCAGTTCCAGTAATCCCATTAATGTTTTGGTTTGAAGGCGACCACCACCAGCCACGTTCATTGTCAGATTTAGCGATCAAACCTGCTACATGGGCACTCGACCATGAAGTAATAGTAGTACCATTCGTACCCGTCTTTTTAGACTTAGGATCAACCACATATATACGTTTTGAGCCGAAGTCACCTGCATAGGCGATCGCATCGGCATCATTGGTATTGGGACCATCGGCAATAATCACCGCTTTTAAGCGGTCTGCAATCCCTGAAAGTTCCGCTACAACAGCATTGGCAGTTTCAGCAGCACGTGTATGTGTGAATCCTGGTGCAATCAGGATTTTCGGTACAAAGCCAGTAATGTTTTCAGCGGCAACAAAAGCATGCACACCTTCATATTGACCTGTATTGGCATCGACACCGCCCAAGATATTGGCCAGTGTTGCTGTGTCATCAGCACCTTCATCCACCCGCACCACAATGAGTACTGCGCCAATCTGGTCAAAGATGGAATCAATCGCATCGGGTAATGTACCGTTTAAGCCAAGCTTGGCGGCTTCAGTACGTGAACCTGCAATCAGTACAGGAGTGTTAAGAGGGAAAATAAGCGGATCAGCATCTGGTGCAGTGCCCACGATGCCGATGGTAGAACTTCGAACGGTGGTGATTGGACGAGAACCGTCATCGACTGTGACATTCTCAATCCCATGTAAAAATGAATCAGGCATATCTTGATCCAGTATCTTTGTTGATTTTGGATCTATTCTTTAGGATATGCCCGTAGTTTTCATTATTCAGTTTTTCACTTTACAAACTGATTGCATACATCCATAACTCATCAACTTTGCTAGAAGGCATATTCAATATGCCTAGCATAAATTGAACAGCTTCATTACCACGTTCAAAGCGCTCTGATTCACTATATTCAATTTGTACTCTCTGCTTCATGATTGGATCTTTGATCGCCTCAATTGATGCTTCTACTGTATTGAGTAGACCATTATCAAGTAACGCTAATTTGAATTGACGACGAGTAAGAGCTGGAAAATTAGATAAATAGATCTGCTCTTTTTCCTCATCAGTTAAATAACGCTCAGGATTGAGTAATCTATCCTTTTCTTCTTCAGTCAACTGAATAAAATCCTCAGTGATTAATTCATCTTGAGATCCATCTTGTTCAAATGCATGAATTAAATCTGTTTGAATATTTCTAAAGTATTTCATCTTATTTCAATCCATTTATTAATTGTTGCTGCAGTAATCATGTAAGAGAATCCATTTGGAACTGGATATGACAGAGTTCTCATTGCTGACTCATTCGTATTAATTAATTGATATCCATCGACAGTGTGTACTAGAGCTGTGTTATTACTTCCTGCTGCTGTAACAATTAAGAAGATTGGCTTGCCTGTGTTATTTGTATATACAACACCTGACACTCTAGAAGCAGTTAAATCATTAAAGGATTGATTTACACCTATTCCAGCTTGCAAAGATGTACTGATATTAATATTGCCAGAACCATCAAAGTTTGCATTTCCTGAGACAGCGCCTGATATCGAGATATTTCTTGAATATGCAAGCCTTTCAGCAGAAGGTGCACGTCCATCACTATTTCCAGTACCTCCACCAGCTACTGATAAAGGCACCATTCCATTATTTGAATAAACACCCCATCCACCACCATTAATGAATAAGTAGTTTCCCGATTGATGTCTAAATTGTGCTTCTGGACCATTAAGAAGCACAAATCCATTTGATGAAATATTACCTGTTATAGACAGATCACCTTGAATTGAACCACCTTTCTCTGTGATGATTCTTTCAAATGGTTCTTCGAAACCAGCAAAGTCTCTAGCCGATCTGTACCATAAACCACCGTTTTTATATGTAGTCAAAAATTGTAAAGCGGGTGATGATCCAGAACCTAGAAAATGAACTACTGTTCGACTATCTCCTGCACTAAGTTTTGAATAAACACCTGATATTGCATTCCATGCAACATCGTTTACTGAACTCGTTGCACCATCTGCCTTAAATTT